GGGGAGAGAGAGAATCTGTGCAAAACGTACTATTCTGTATCTTGACAATCAACATGATTTATAAGTGTAAAATCTAGCGTATTCTCTTTCGGGAACGTTTTCTTTAATGTTGTGGTTCAAAAAAGTCGATAAATCGTTCGTGCTAGAGCCTTCCTCGTAGCGTATCAACCTAAACATACCCCTTGAAGGACACCCCATGGCGACACCTAAGCCAAAGCCTGCAAGCCTCAAACTGATTGAGGGTCGTGGGAATGGGCGCGACTCTGGCGGGCGTCCTGTGAAGGAGGCTCCTAAGTTCAAGCGTCTCCCTCCCGAGGCTCCAGACTTTTTGCCTGCGGCGGCGCGCGAGGAGTGGGATCGTGTTGTGCCTGAGTTGTCGCGTTTGGATCTGACGAAGCCTGCGGATCGCGCTTCGCTTACTGCTTACTGTTTGACTTGGGCTCGTTTGGTTGAGGCGCAGGGGATGATCAACGCTGAGGGAGTGTTGGGATCTAACTCGCAGGGCGTGGTTCGCCATCCCGCTGTGGCTGTGGCTGAGGCGGCGTCGAAGGAGTTGCGTGCTTGGGCTGGCGAGTTTGGTTTGACGCCAAGCGCTGAGTCAAGGTTGAATGTAAACGAGGGGTCCGACGATGACGACATTTTCGGAGGATGATCTCGAAGCGCTAAAGATCTCTCCCGAGGTTGCATGGTATTTAGAATCTCGGGGAATACCGTTTCCTGATTGCCCACCTAAATTCAAAACTCCTGAACCTTCTTTTGTTGAGGGTGCAATGTTTGACGCGGATCGTGTTGACAAGGTTGTTCAAGCGTTTTCTGCTTTGCGGCATACGCAGGGTGAGTGGGCGGGCAGATCTTTGAAGCCAGATCCTTGGCAGATTGCTTACATTCTTGCGCCTGTGTTTGGTTGGGTTGTTTACGATCGCGAGGCTGATCGCAATGTTCGGATCACGCGTAAAGCCTTTGTGGACATTCCTCGCAAGAACGGAAAATCGACGACGCTGGGCGGGATCGCAATTTACATGGCTTGCGCTGACGGGGAGATGGGCGCGCAGGTTGTGACCGCGGCGACGAGCGAGCGTCAGGCTGAGTTTGTGTTTGGTCCGATCCGAACCTTGGCTAGTAAGTCGCCTGCGTTGAAAAAGCATGTGCGCGCTGTCGGCAAGAAGGTGTTGCACCCTAAGTCGGGATCGTACATCGCGGTGTTGTCCTCAGTGGCAGACGGTCAGCATGGTGCAAACATTCACTGCTCGATCGTGGACGAGTTACATGTCCACAAAAATCCTGATCTGGTAGAAGTTTTGGAAACGGGTACAGGATCTCGACTTCAGCCTTTGAACTTTATTATTACTACAGCGGACTCGGGAACGCAGGGGACGATCTACGCGCGTAAGCGTGAGTACATTGAACAGTTGTGTCGTGGATCTATTGCGGATCCGTCAACCTATGGTGTGGTGTGGGCGATCGACGAGGGCGACGATCCTTTTGATGAATCGTCGTGGAAAAAAGCAAACCCGGGTTATGGGATCTCAGTAAAGCGGTCGTACATGCAAAACGCGTCGACCGAAGCGCAGAACTCTCCTGCGGATCTCGCAAAATTTTTGAGGCTTCACCTTGGCGTTCGCACAAAACAAGAAACGCGCTACATTGATCTTGAGGCATGGGATCGTAACGCGACCCCTGCGTTGACCGAGGACGAGTTGGCGGGGCGCTTGGCTTACGGCGGGCTCGACCTCGCGGCAACCTCTGACCTTACCGCGCTGTGTTGGTTGTTCCCTGACGACGACAATGGCGGCTTTGACGCACTGTGGAGGATGTGGACGCCCGAAGCAAACATGGAATCGCTAAGTCGCCGCACCGCTGGGGAGTCAGATGTTTGGGCTCGCAACGGTTTACTCACTGTCACACCGGGCAATGTCGCCGACTACGACTACATCGAGCAACAGATCCTTTCAGACATGGACAAGTTCAATGTTCGCGCGATCGCTTACGATCCTTGGAACTCGTCGCAGATGATCAACAACTTGACCCAAGAGAGCGTCCCTTTGGTAAAAGTCAGGCAAGGGCTCGTATCCTTGAGTGCCCCGACCAAAGAATTACAAAAAATCATTCTCGAGGGCACAGTCGAGAAGCCAATGTTTCGCCACGGAACCAATCCAGCGGTCCGTTGGCAGGCAGATAACTTTACAGTTGCCATGGACGCTTCTGGCAATGTCAAACCCGATAAATCAAAGGCTTCTGATAAGATTGACGCAATAGCCGCGTCTATCAACGCGCTGTCACTTGTACTGGCTATGGAGCCTGTACGAAAGAGTAAGTACGAGGAAGGCGACCTTGCATATATTTAGTCGAGACCGCTTAGTAAAGCAAGCCCTCCGAGAGCGATTCGTGATCACGCTAAAATCGGGGGAATCCTTCGACGGACTTTTGGTAGACGCTGACCCAAAAACTGTTCGACTCCTTGACGCTTTCGCGCTTGACGGCAAAGATCGCCTCTCAGTCGATGGCGATTTATTCCTCCCCCGATCAGAGATTTCCTACATGCAGAAGCCGACAGGTAAAGAGTGATTATTTCCAACGGATCGACGCTTGATTTTGCTCCTCAAGCCCTCGGTGAAACCGTCCCCTCGATCGCGTCGGGATACTTCTACGGTCAGCAAGGGCTCGACCTTTCGGGACAGTTTGCTACTTACGCGAAACTTTACAAGTCTCAGCCCGCGATCGCGACTGTGGTTGACAAAGTTGCCAACTCCGCCGCCCGCCTAAGCATTCGCGTTTTCGATACGACGGATCCTGTCGGTCGCACGATGGACGCGGAGTCGCCGCTTGCAAAACTTATGGAGCGACCAAACAGCAAAATGTCGCCCTACTCGTTTTGGCGCTGGACATTTTCAACTCTCGACATTTACGGCGAGGCTTTTTGGTACAAGCAACGCGACTCGTTTGGCGCTGTCGTAGATCTTATCCCCATGCACCCTTCACGCGTCGCAGTAAAGCGCGATCCCGAGGGCAAGATAACTTACATCTTTACTCTTGGCGTTGCGAGCGCAGGACTTCTGACCGTTGCCGACACTGAGGTTGTCGCATTCATGCGTTACAACCCTGAAACGCTTATGCGGGGAATGTCTCGACTCGAACCGCTCCGATCGACACTTCTCAACGAGGACGCCGCGCGACGCGCGACCGCTTCATGGTGGAAACGCGGCGCTCGCCCTTCTGTGATCTTGAAGCACCCGGGCAACCTGTCCCAGAACGCTCAGGATCGCCTCAAGGCGTCGTTTGACGCTCGCCATTCTGGTGCGGACCTCATGGGAGGCACTGCCGTTCTTGAGGAGGGCATGGAGGCGCAGGTCGTCCAGTTGTCCGCCGAGGAAATGCAATATATCGAGTCGCGAAAATTGAACTTGCAAGAAGTCTGCATGGTTTTCGATGTACCGCCGCCCGTCGTTCACATTCTTGATCACGCAACTTACTCAAACATCACCGAGCAAATGCGATCAATGTACCGCGACACGATGGCTCCCCGACTTGAGGAGATTGAATCGGTTATCGATTCGCAGTTGCGGACCGAGTTCTACGGATCGGGCGAACGGATCGTCAAGTTTGCGCTGGACGAAGTTCTCCGTGGAGACTTTGAAACTCGCGCGCAGGCGACGATCGGCTTAGTCACAAACGGTGTTATGAAGCCCTCAGAGGCTCGCCCGCTTTTCGATCTCCCTGCACTTGGCGAGGAAGCGGACATTTTGTACGCAAACGGTGGGCTTGTCCCGCTTGGATCGGGCGCTCAACCGCCTGCGCCACCTGTAGATCCGTCGGCTGGCGGTGTGGAGCCTTCCGACAACTTGGGGGCTACAAAAAGTGTCGAACTAAAGTTCAACGAGGATCAGCCCCGCGACGAGAGCGGTCGTTTTGGATCTGGAGATGGCGGATCGGCAAAATCAAGCCTTGCGGCAATGTCAACTATTGCCAAAGAAAAGTTCAAACAAGTCGCTTACGCCGATCTGCCTTCGACCGTTGGTACGGCGAGCCCCGCCGTAATTGACGCGATGTTCAACTACGGCAATTACGGATACATGTGGATGAATAACTCCTTGCGATCGGGAATTTTTGATGAATCCGCTCGGGATCTATTAGCCAACGCCGTGACCGAGGAAAATGGGCAACAGCAAATAAAAGAATTGACCGACGCGTTGAATGCTCAACAAACGGAATTAGCGGTATCTGTCGCTCGGTGGCAGTACGGAATGCCGGGTGAAGGGCAACTTACCACGCCAGTATCTCGCATGACCGACGACGAGATTGCTGGAATGGTTGGCAACTCATTTACGGCGAAAGGTTTTACTTCAACTTCCGCTACTGACGGACTCAACGAAGGCTTTGTAAACGAACGCGATAGTAAATCCGACATTCGCATGAACATTATGCTCCCAGAGGGCACGCGCGGCGGTACGATTGGAAACAAACTTGAACAGGAGTACATCCTGCCTCCAAACACAACTTTTACCGTTGTCGGGGTATCGGAGCGCGACGCAGGCGGTCGGATCTCGATGGATCTATTGGTGACGGGACAAGAGCAATGAACACAGACAGGTTCAATGACGAGTTTTTGACGCTGGTAGATCCGGCGCAGGCTGAGTCTTTGCGCGCCCGCGCGCGAGAGATATTGGCAAGTTTTCAACCTGTAGCCAAGGCTTTTGACCCCGATCAGCCGCGCGATCAAAACGGTCGTTTTGCCAGCGCAGGTGAGGGCGGGCTGTACTCGTCCGAAGCCGCAAACGGAGTTTACGATCGGGCTCAGTCGATTGAACCAAAACTGACGGGGCGCATGAAGGCTTTGGCTGGCGCTCGCGGGGCAAAACTTCAAGGCTTGCAATACAGGGTCAAGAAACCCGCTTCTTTACAAAGAAAAATTGAGGATCGCGCCAAAGAGCGAGGCGACAAAAATTACGCTTTATCGGCGGAGCAGATCTCCGACGCGAACCGCTACACCATGATTGCCTCGGCTGAAAATTATTCGTCAACAATAACTGGAACAATTGACGATCTACGCGCCGAAGGTTACGAAGCGGTTGTAAAAAATTACTGGGAGGAAAATGCTCAATACAAAGGTGTCAATGTTGCGCTGACAACTCCCGATGGCGACAAGGTTGAATTACAGTTTCACACCCCTGAAAGTTTTGAGGTCAAGGATCAACAAAACCACAAAATTTATGAGGTCTGGCGCAAACTAGACGAGACCTCGCCTAAAGCCGTCGAGTTGGATCTGCAAATGAGGGCAAACTCAGATACCCTAATTTCTCCCCCGAGCGTTGAATTAGTTGGTAAGATGGTAAATGTAGGAAGGGAGTTGAAATGACAATCCGGTATTTTGTCCGTAAGGACTCTGACGGCACGGTTTCTACCGTGTTCCAAGCAGAGTTCAATGGATCCGCATTGGTTTCACAGCAATACTGGGACACCTCAACTCAGTCATGGCAAGCGACAAAGTCGGTTGGTGACTGGTATTACGAGGGCGACACTGACATGGACGAATCAACACAGCAAGAAGTTGAGGACACAATTGCGCGGTGGGACTCAGGGCTTCAAAACGGTACGGGTAGCAAGTCTGTCCGTGCCGTGATGGGTCAGTTGTCACGCGTCAAAGCAAACCGTGTAGATCTAAAAACAAAGTTGGCTGAGGAGCACGCAAAGGGGCTCAAGAAGTATTTTGATCGCCAGCGCCTTGCACTTGGCGGTACACGCAAAGCGGCGATCAACACAAGGGCTTGGAACTCTGAACTTGCGGGGATTCTCCGCACCTACGCAACGGCTACCATGCAGGCTGTTGGCACAAATGTCGCCAACGAACTCGGCGGCAAGTTCAAAGCCGATAACGCTAACGATTATGTTGATCGAAGCACAAAGGCGTCGGCTAAACGGATCAACGACAAAACTATGGAGCAACTTCGCAAAGCACTCGCCGACAGTCCAGACATATCTCTTGAGGACGCGGTTGACGATCTGTACGATGGCAAGGTTGAGGCTCGATCGAACGAGATCTCCTTTACGCAGGTTGCAATCTTTGCTGGACTTGCCGCGATCATGGCGGCAAACATGTCTAATGCGACACAAAAAACTTGGGTCGTAACCTCAGCCAATCCGCGCCCTGAACATGCAACAATGGATGGTGAAACCGTACCAATCGGGGAAACATTCTCGAATGGACTTATGCGACCGGGCGAGTATTCGGCTGGTAACGCTGGCGAGGTTGCCAACTGCACCTGCGACATGCGTTTTAACTAGGAAAAGGATCCATGAATAAGATCGTCAAAAAGGACGCCACTATTCGTCCCACGGGTAGCGAGTCGGACTTCCCCGGCACTTTTGAAGTTATCTTGTCCGCGCCAACTTTGGACCGCGACGGCGACACTCTTATGACCGAGGACTGGAAACTTCCGCTCCCCGAGCACATAACTTTTGACATTGATCACGGCATGTCGGTTGCTTCGACTGTTGGATCCGGCGTGCCGTCAATCGACGACGAAACTGGCAACTTGGTTGTTAGCGGCACTTACTCGTCCCTTGAGCGCGCTCAGGAAGTGCGCACACTGGTAAACGAGGGGCACATCAACCGCACTTCGGTTGCTTTCATGTCGGAAAAGCAAAAAACTAAGGATGGCGAGTCACGCACGGTTCGCGAATTGCTAAACGGCGCTTTCGTTGCCATCCCGTCCAACCGTGAGGCTGTTATTTTGTCGTCGAAGGGCGTCGCCGAGGTCGAGTCAGATCTAGAACTGCCTGCGGATCCCACCGAGGAGCAAAAAACTGTTACCAACGGTGTTCAGCGTAAGTACGCGAGCGCCCTGTGCGACATGTTGAGCCGCACACTGTCAGACGCATTTAACATGAGCATGCTTGCCCACAGCGCACACTGGAATGTTGAAGGTATCCAGTTTGCCGAGTATCACAAACTTTTTGGCAAGATTTACGAGGATGTGCACGGCTCGCTTGATGTGCTTGCCGAGGGGCTTCGCAAACTTGGCGATTACGCCCCCGCTACGGTCGATCAGATGGTCGCCAACCGATCGGTAAACCCGATCCCCACAGACGAGGATCCTGTGGCGCTCGCCGCAAACCTCTACGCAATGAACGACGCCGTATTGGTTTCGCTCAACGCAACCTACACACTTGCGACAGCAATGAACGAGCAAGGAATTGCTAACATCATTGCCGAGCGGATCGACATGCACCAAAAATGGTCGTGGCAACTTCGTTCGTCCGTCGCGGATGAAAACACTGATTCTGACGCTGGCGAGGATTATGAGGAAATGGGGTCCGGCGTGCAAAGCACCCCCGACGCAACCACAAAATCATCCCCCGTATCGGACGAAGCGGATTCAGAAAAAGTAACAGCGCTCGCCGTGAGTATCATGTCGGCGCAATTCATCAACTAATCGGAAAGGACAATCGCATGAGTGCAATTGTTGAAGCCAAGTCAGCCATGCGCCGACTGGCAACCAAGGCTCAGGAGGTCGTAAATGACGACTCTGTGACCATGGCAGAAAAGAAAACTGTTCTGGAAAACATCCAGACTGAAATCAAGTCCTACGAGGAAACCATCTCGCTTCACGAGAAGGCAAACCGCCTCATGGACGGTGGCGAGGCTGTTGACGCTGAAGTTTCACGCGAAAACATGACCAAGTCGGTTGGATCGGCAATTATCGATTCCGCCGCCTTCAAGTCGGCTCGCGATTCGCGTGGAGGACGATTCTCGTTCAGCACCGATGTAAAGGCTGTCGTAATGAACGAAGGTACAACGATCGCAAACGGTCAGTTGAACGGTCAGGGTGGTGTTCTTGCACTTCCTGATTACCTTCCCGGCATTGTCGACCTTCGTTACGCAACGCTTGGTGTTGGCGACCTGTTTGCGCAGGGTGCAACCACCAGCCCAATCGTTTCCTATGTGAAGCAGTCGGCTCAAACCGTCGGCGCGGCGGCTACTTCCGAAAAGACCCTCAAGGGTCAGTCGGACGCAACCTTTGTTCGTGTAAACGAGCAGGTTGGAAAGATTGCCGCATTCCTCAAGATCACCGATGAAATGTTGCAGGACGCGGCTCAGGCTGAGACCTTCCTCACCAACATGTTGGTCAAGGAAGTTGCTCGCGAGGAGGAGAACGAAGTTCTCAACGGTTCTGGCTACCCAGCCCTTGCTGGTATCCTCGGACGCTCGGGACTCGCAACCACAGTTGCCGCTGGTAACTCGCTTGCTTCGCCCGCCAAGTTCGTTGACGCCATTTTCCAGCAGATCACCGCGATCCGCACGACGGCTTTTGTTGAGCCCGACGCAATCGTTGTGAACCCTGCCGACTGGCAGTACATCCGTCTCGCAAAAGATGTTTCGGGACAGTACTACGCAGGTGGACCCTTCACAGGCGCTTACGGAAACCCAAGCCCGTCAAATGTTGACTCGCTTTGGGGTCTCAAGGTCCTCCAGTCGCCTCGTATTGCGGCTGGTACGGCTCTTGTCGGTGGATTCCAAGAAGGTGGACAGTTGTTCCGCCGTCAGGGAATCACGGTCGAAATGACCAACTCCAACGAGGACGACTTCGTAAAGAACCTCATTACCGTCCGCGCCGAAACGCGTTCGGCACTTGCCGTGTACCGCCCCGGTGCATTCGGTAAGGTTACGGTTGCTTGGGCTTAGTCTCTAAGTAATTAGGAGGGGGCGCTCATAATCGCGTGAGCGTCCCCTTTCATTGAAAACACATTGATCAAAGGACACTCCATGGCTGAAATTGTTTATGCAGACAACTACGAGGAGATCACGGGTCTAAAGGTTCCCAGCGAAAAGGCTGAGACCAAGATCGTTGAATCTCCTGTGACCGACAAGGCTTCTAAGGCTGAGGTCAAGTAGTAATGGCGAACCTTGCCACTCTTGATCAATTGAGCGCTTATCTCGGGGAGACGCTTCCCGCGAACGACCCTAGCGGTTTGCTCATGCTTCAGATCGCTAGTGGCATGGTTCGTGACTATTTACATCAGGACATTGATTACAAAGCCAACGATGTTGTCACGCTAGATCCTTTGAACGGATCCTATGTTTTGCTCCCACAGTTGCCCGTCGCCGATGTGACAAAACTTGAGATTTATGTCAACGGCGCATGGTCAATCGTTGCGGCAGGCTTTTACACAGTATCCCGCGCGATGGGAATGATCGCGGGCAAACCCGGAAACGGTATTGACTTCCCTTCGGATCCTGAAACTTGGCGGGTAACTTATTCGCACGGTTATCAGGAGATCCCTGACACAATTATTGGTGTCGTTTGCGGTGTTGCCGCGCGCGCGTACACGGAGCCGACCTCGGTCAGTTCGGAGTCGCTTGGCGGTTACTCTGTGTCGTATCACATGCACGATGGCGGCTTCTCACCGATCGAGCAGAGCGCACTGTCGCGTTTCCATATTTTGAGGGTTGCATGATCCCGTCAAGGCTTCTCAATCAGCCGTTGAGCCTTTACCGCGCCGATCTTGAGACGCTAGATCAGTACGGAAACACCATTGAAGGCACTCACACGGCTCCCGTAACCGTTCAGGGATACCTGACACAGACTGGATCAAACGAGACGCTTGTAGACCGCGACACGGTCGTTACAAACTGGGAGGCTTATCTGCCCCCGACAACCGTGATCTCGCACCTCGATTGGATCGGTTTTCAAAACCAAACTTTTCAGGTCACAGGCAACCCAATGGTGCACTACAACCCGCGCACCAAAAGAGTTTCGCATATTACGGTTCAACTTGTGACGGTGCTTGGATAATGAGCGACGACATTGAATTTATCCCCGACTCAGAGTTTTTGAGCAACCTCGGCAGATCCGCCATGATCTCAGTCCCTACAATGCAAGCGGCGCTCGCAATTGCCGCCGAAGCACGCGCAAACGCACCGATTGATACGGGAGATTACCGCGACGGTATTATTGCGGAACAGAACGGGCAAAGCGCAAAGGTGCGCGCAACAGATTACAAGTCGGCTTGGATCGAGTTTGGAACTCCCGGATCCGACCAGCCACAGCCTGCTCACTGGGTTTTGCGTAACGCGGCAGAGCAACTTGGCTACAAGTTTAGAAGGAGCCAATAATGCCTAGACCTATTGTTGTTTTGCCCGACGCCGAACTGACACTGATCCAGTATCTCCGTGCGAGGACCGAAGTGACCTCAAAGATCCCCGCGGCGCGGATCGTAACCTCCATACCCCCAAAACCGACCTATCCGATCGTCCTTGTTTCAAGGGCTGGAGGCAAAGCCGTCGTCAAAGAATACATTGACGAGCCAGCGTTGCAGGTGTCAGTTGTGGGCGGAACAAAGTATGATTGTTCTGAACTGATCCGAACTATTCGGGCGGCTATTGTGTCCATCGCAAACGATCGCGTAGACGCAGGGCTCCTCGTTTCAGGCTTCGAGGAAGTCGGAGCGCAGTGGACACCAGACACAACGACGACCCCGCCGTTGTCACGGTACATTGCACGATTCACGGTGCTCATGCACCCGTAACTAGGAAAAGGATACAAAATGCCACTTGACGCAAGCAAAATCAAAATTGCTGGCTCCGGCGCAGTCTGGAAGGCTCCCGCAGGCACAGCCCTGCCCACAACTTCCTCGAGCGCTCTCGATGTCGCTTACAAGAATCTCGGATACGGCACAAACGGATTTGAACTGAGCCAAAACCTAACAACTAAAGAGATCAACGCATGGCAAACCCTTGAGGTTGTCCGGTTGCTCAACACCGCCGTTTCGCGCTCATTCACTTTTGAGGCTCTCGAAACCAACAACGACACCGTCGCTCTTGCATGGGGTGGGGCAACCATCACCGCAGGCGTTGCAGGCGCTTACACGCTTGTTATCCCGGACTCGCAGACGACTCAGGAGTTTGTACTTGTGATCGACTGGAGTGACGGCGCAACCACTCAGCGCATTGTCGTTCCCCGCGCCGTTCTCAAGACGCTTCCCACGATCAAGTACGGTCGTGAGGACGCAATCGTTTACTCGCTGGAGATCATGGCTCTCGCACCGACCGACGGCACAAAGGCTGTCCGTGTCTACGGTGTCGACGCAGGAGTTTCAGCCTAATGGCTATCCTCAACGAACTTCCTAACGACGCCGAGGTTTTTGACCTCGACGCCGCCCGTGTCGCACGCGCCGAAACGCGCAAGGGCGGATCGTTTATCAAACTGACAGCGGGCTACATTGAGGTTCACGCCGAGATCCCGCTTGAAGCCGCTGAGTTGTTTGGCAAAAACGATCTCAACGGTGGGCTTTCGCTCGTCGTTGTAGATCCAGAGGACGCCGCCGCGCTCCTTGCCGATGGACTCACCGCGAGCGATCTACGGGACATAATTCAGTTTATTACCGGAAGTTCACTGGGGGAATAATCGCCCTTGCCGCGACAATCCATCAAGATTTCGAGGCATTGGAGGGCGACTTCAAGCATTACTATGGCGAGGATCTCCGACAAGTTTGCTGGGGTAAAACCCGTTGGGGCTGTCGGAGAATCCTCTCTCATATCCGAGGCATTCCGCCTCACACTTCCGCGTTTGCTCGAAAGAAGTTGGGCGACGCGGCAGGCTGGACTAATGACACAGAGTTATCGGCGGTGCAGGTTGATTTACTTCAACTTGTCCTCCGGGCGTTGCACAGCATGTTCGCCGAGAACCCGCCGCGCGACGAGATTCAACCTGTCCCAAGACCTTTCAAGGTAGCGGAGCGGGACGCAACAGTGCAGGAAACGCCTTTGGCTAATCTTGCAGGACTAATGGAGGTTTAGCGCATGGCTGATCTTAGCGCTGGTACAGTTGTCCTCCCCGTCAAGCCCGAAATGTCGGGCTTTGGTCAGCAACTCGCGTCTGGTGTCCTCAACCAAAGCCGTGGCACAGGTGAAGCGCTCGGATCTATGATCCTTGGCGGTATCAAAAAGATGGCTGTCCCGATCGCGTTGGCTGTCGGGGCTTTCTCCATCGGCGAACTTATGAAAAAGTCGATCGAGGAGTTTGAGTCGCTCGCAGGATCCGTCAAGTCAATGGGTCGAATTGTTGGAGGGACGACGGAGCAGGTTTCAGGGCTTCGCGGCGCTATGCAGTTGAGCGGTGTGCCCGTTGATCAGATGAACACGCTTATGACCCGATTCTCGGTCAATCTCAGCAAGGCTGGATCTGCAACCTCTGCGACAGGTAAGTTGCTTCAATCTATGGGAATTACCGCGACCGACGCGGCTGGAAACATCCGACCAATGGCAGATCTTTTGCCCGAACTGGCAGATCAATTCCAAAACATGCCAAACGGTGCGGATAAAACTTCTGCCGCGATCGCTTTGTTTGGTCGTCAAGGTGTAGCGATGTTGCCATTCCTCAGCAAGGGGTCAGAGGGAATTGCGGAACTGACCGCTCAGGCTAAGGGCATGGGGTTAGTCCTTGACGATGTTTCAATGAAAATTTTTAGCGACGCAAAGAAGGCTACCCGTGAGTTTAGTGCCGCGATCGAAGGCGCAAAAGTTGCCTTGGGGCAAAGCCTTTTGCCGATCGTCGAGTCAGTCAACAATGTTTTCCGTGAACGGCTTACTCCGATCTTGCAAGAGGTTGCTTTTTGGTTGAACACTAACCGCGAAAATTTTGCAAAACTTGGCGAGGCAATTGGTAGTTCGCTGGAGTTGCTTTTGTCAGGCGACGCTGAAGGTGCGTTTGCAATCTTTGGCGATCTGCGGGGCAAGTTGTTTGACGCTATACGCACGGCTTTGCCTGCCATGATCGACGCTTTTGCAGAGTTTTTGCCTAAGATTATTGAGTTCTTGATCCGTGACTTTATCGGCGGAATTGTTGAGCAGTTTAGTTTGATTGTCAACGGTATTTTGATGGTTCTCGGTCGTTTGGTCCCAGCGCTCGTGGCGGCGCTACCCGGGATTATCAACACGGTCATTCAATCAATCGTTGCCATCCTGCCTGCAATGATTACGCAACTTCTTGGCATGATCCCCCGGTTTTTCGACACAGCGTTGCTTATTTTCAAGGCAATTGTAGACGCGGTTATCGAAACAATCCCTATCCTCGTCAATACTTTGACTTACATGTTGCCCGCGGTTATTACCGCGCTTATGGACATGTTGCCGTCAATCATCCAGTCGGGGCTCGCGCTATTCATGGGAATTGTAAACGGACTTATTACCGCAATCCCAATTATTATTGACGCACTTTTGCCTTTATTGCCTTTAGTTTTGACAACTTTATTGCAAATGCTTCCGCAACTTATTGAGTCCGCGCTGGAATTGTTTTTGGGTATCGTAATGGGGCTCGTTCGCGCAATCCCTCAGTTGATTGACCAAGTTGAAGCGTTGCTACCTAAAATTATTGACACAATGTTAGGAATGATTCCCCAATTAGTTGACGCCGCCATCACCTTGTTCCTAGGTATCCAAATGGGGCTGGCTGAGGCAACACCTCAAATTGTTGCGGCAGTTTTACCACTTATCCCGAGAATTGCTGGAGCACTGTTCAATCTAATTCCAACAATGATCGGCGTTGGCTTTCAGATACTTCAAGGGCTCCTCAAGGGGCTTTGGGATAACGCGCCAAGGCTGATCATGGGCTGGGTCAACAGCGTGGGAACACTTCTGGAAAACTCCCTCAAAGAATTTTTTGGAATCAAGTCTCCTTCAACCGTTTTCCAATCTATCGGTCAAAACATTACTCAGGGGCTCGTAGTTGGTCTAAATGACGGTAAAGGATCTGTGATCGACGCCGCTCAAGGGCTCGCGGACGCGGTCGACGCAAACTTTGGAATGGGCAAGTTCAACGCAAATATTTCGACAACCATTCCGGCTACGGTCGCTTCGCGCGCAATGGGGTTGAGTGACGGCAACTACCAAGCGTCGGTCAAACCTTTTGGATCTATGGGCATGGACGGTGCGGCAGGATCTACGATCAACTATTACGCGGCTCCAAACGCTTCGATCTCGGCTGAGGAAAAACTTGTAACCGCAATTCAGAGGGCGAGGGTTCTTGGATGGAATCACTAACTATTTCCGTTACCGGGTCGAACAACGACACGATTGTTTTTGATGGCAACGATTACACGCTCTCTCAGGGTGTTCGAGGCTTTGGGATCCCTTCAACTTCGGTTCGCATTCAAGAGTCCGCGGGGGATGGCGGGATCTGGCGTCACACAAAACGAGGGATCCGCGAGTTTGATTTAGCCGTGACTATTGTCGGATCGGGTCACGCCGATGTGGAGTCGAAGTTGCGCCGCCTTGCACGGCTGTTGCAGGACCGCGACGGAGGGACTACTGTTACTGCGACTTACTCGACGGGTGAGGAATACTTTATTGAGGCGCATTATGTTTCGGGTGCGGAAACGGTGTTTGGGCAGGACGCTGGATCGACCTTCTGCAACTGGCTTTTGACTATGCAGGCTCCGCAACCGTATTGGAGTTCGACCGTTCCGCAGTCGGTTTCGGTTATTGCTTCGGCGGCCACCCGCGGGCTTTTGGCTACCACTTCGTTGAGTAAGTTGCGGATCAAAACATCTCAAGCGCTTGGTACCATTGTGGTATCAAACAACGGCGATGTGCCTGCACCTATTATTTGGAAAATTACGGGGGCGGCAACTGCGGTCACTATTCTTTGCCAAGGCGAAGGTTTTACTTATACGGAAACACTGACAGCGTCCGACACGATCACAATTGACACCGAAGCAAACACGGTTGTAAATCAGTTGGGCGTAAACAAGTACGGCAATCTGTCTACAGCGCCAAAATTGTTTTATGTGCCAGCGGGTGAGTCAACTATTTCGATCACCGCAACAGGCGCAGACTCGAACACTAAAATTCAAGGGTTCTACCAGCCCCGATACGAGGTAATTCACTAATGCTCGTTTCAGATCTAATTATTGAGGTCCGAGACGCTAACCTAAACCGTATTGGGCAGATCTCTCCCGAATACTTGCCCGGTTTTACCATGGTTGTCCGCTACAACAGGATCGGGACTTTCCAGTTGCAGATCCCTGCGGACACGGATCTTGGCGTGGCGCTCGCAACCCCGGGTGCGGGGATTATTGTTTCAATGTCCGACGGCACTGTTCTTATGTCGGGATCTGTTGTTTGGGTCAAAAAAAGTGCAACGCCGCAGGATCCTAACGGCATATTGGAGGTCAACGGGCTGGATGATTCAGTTCTGTTGCGCGATCGGCTTGCTTATCCGACGCCTGCGACCTCGAATGTTGCGTCTCAGACTTCTGCCTACGATGTGCGAACGGGGACGGCTGAGGCTGTCCTGAAGGCTTATGTCGACGCAAACATTGGTCCGAGCGCTCCTGTTGCGCGAAAGATCCCGTATCTGACCGTCCAAACTTCCGCGGGGCTTGGTAACACGGTGACGGGCAAGGCTCGTATGGACATTTTGTACGAACTGTTGGGCGGTTTGGCTGAGGTTGGCGGGCTTGGTTTTGATATCAAACAGATCGGGTCAACTCTCGAGTTTCAAACCTACCAACCTGTGGATCGCACGGCGACGGTTCGCCTTGACATTGCTAACAACGGGTTGACTCGAACCGAATACTCAGTTGCTTCGCCTGTGCTTACGCGCGCAATCGTGGCGGGGCAGGGCGAGGGAGCCGACCGAACTTTTGTTGAAGTTACATCATCCGACTCGACAACTGCCGAAACTGTTTGGAAACGACGGATCGAACGCTTCATTGATCAACGCAACACAGATGTAAACGGTGAACTGGTGCAGGCTGGAGCCGAAGCGCTCGCCGCAGATGGAAAAACACAAGTAACGCTTTCCGTTACTCCTGCCGATAATCTCACTATGTTGTTTGGGCGTGATTGGGCGGTCGGCGATATCGTCACCTGTGTTGTCGACGCTGTAGAGATCGAGCAAGTTGTGACTGAGTTGGCGTTGCACATTGCTGAGGACGGCGTGCACTTGTCGGCTACGGTAGGCGCTGACAGGAGACAAGACGCCGAGGCTCAAACCAACACAATGATTGTGACTCAGGACACTCGGATCTCAAACCTTGAACGCAATAACACGGCAATTAGCACGGCTAACGGTGCGCTTCCAATTGGCGGCACTGCGGGACAATTGCTGACTAAGGTTGACTCAACAGATTACAACTCAGCGTGGACTTCCGCTTCAACCGCGGGACTGATTACTAATAGCACAACAGCGACGGGCGATCTTGCGGGCACTTATCCTGCGCCTACGCTCACAACTACCGGGGTTACTGCCGCGTCGTATGGGTCGGCTTCGCAGGTTGGAACTTTTACGGTTGACGCTAAGGGTCGTATTACTGCGGCAAGTAATACTGCTATTGCTTACCCGTCGCCTAACTTTTTGATCAATGGCGGTTTTGATTTTTGGCAACGAGGCACAACTTCTACGGCTAATGCTGTTTACATTGCTGACCGTTGGATTCATTCCCGAAGCGCAGGGACTCATACTGCCTCACAGTCGACCGATACTCCTGCGGCGGCAGATGTTCAGTATTCGTTTTCAATGGCTTCAACAACTGGAACCGCGCCGTTGATTGCCCAGCGTATTGAATCAATCAATTCGTCTCAGTTTGCCGGAGCGACTGTAACTTTATCGGTTTGGGCTAAGTCAACAGTTGGCATAGGACCGCTTGCTTGGACTGCCGCTTATCCAACAGCAACCGACAACTGGACTTCGGAAACGGCTGATACAAGCGGAACTTTTGCCGCGTCAATGACGGTTGGAACATGGACGCGCTACAGCGCGACATTTACCGCAAACGCGCTCGCTACTCGCGGCTACCGTATTGCGATTTACCGAAATGTGACAACAACTTCAACGACGACTCTTTACGCAGGAGCGCAGTTGGAGTTGGGATCTACAGCGACACCGTTTGCTCGCGCCGGATCCACCTACACGGAGGAGCAGATGGCATGCTTCCGGTATTACCAGCGCCATATAACAATCATGGGCAGAACCGATAACACAAATGTTTGGAAAATTATTGGAAACCCGCTTGGCGAACTTCTCCGAGCAACCCCTTCCTCGGTTATTGTTGGCACGATTAGCACACCGGGATCGGGTGGAAACATTGGAACCAATGTGACGCTGACCCTTAGCGGCAGGGACATGTATTACACGAGCACGGGGTCCAGTTCTAACGGTGCATGGCTAAACTTTGACGACACAAAAGTGGAGTGTGAACTGTAATGAAACTCACCGAGATCCAACCGTTGCTCGTTGCCGCCTTGCCGTCCATGAGCAACTCAGACATTGAAAATGTAATCCGCCAAACCCGCAACTATCTTTTGCAACAGTCCGACTGGACTCAACTTGCCGACTCACCATTTACCGATCAAGAACGATCAGACTGGGCAACTTACCGCCAAGCGTTGCGCGACATTCTGGAAAACTATGCAGGCGATCTTGCGGAGATCGTTTTCCCGACCGCACCAACCGCGTAAGCGTCACAATTTTGCTAATTTTTGGGAGCGCCAAGTGCCTTGCGGCGGCTTTGAGTGACACAATAGGGACATGCACGCTTTTGGTTTTGCGCGCTTTAGACATGCCAATTTTTGTTTCCGCGAAGGAGTGTGACCGTGGCTTCTCGCTACTCGTTGAACATTGAGGCTGGGGCAACCTTTGACTCTGTTCAGTTCCGTTATTTAGAGGACGATGGCGTTACTCCTGTCAGTTTGACGGGTTGGACGCCGAAGGCTCAGATCCGTGTCAGCCCCGAGGCTACTTTGGCGCTTGAGTTGACTTGTACGGTTGTAAATGGCTTGATCGGCATTTCGGCGACCGCGGTCCAGACTGCGACTTTGACAGGATCTCAATATGTTTGGGCTTTGGAGTTGTCAAAGGCTGGTGTAGTTATTCGTCTCGTCGAGGGTGGGGTTAGTGTTTCGCCCGAGGTCGTGCGCTAATGCCGATCGTTGAGGTTATTGAAGCCTCAAACGCAACAACGGAGATTATTCGGGAGCCGAGTAACACTCTCGAGGTTTATCTGAAGCGCGGCGACACAGGCGCAACTGGTGCGACAGGTCCTACCGGGGCTCAGGGAATACAGGGGATCAAAGGTGACACGGGATCTACGGGACCGACTGGATCTACGGGAGCCGCAGGTCCGACTGGACCAACAGGGCTTACGGGAGCAACAGGACCAACGGGACCGATAGGACCCGCGGGCGCGACGGGTCCGACTGGACCAACAGGACCGCAGGGCGTCAAGGGCGACACTGGATCGACAGGACCAACAGGACCGACGGGGCTAACAGGACCTACAGGACCAACTGGACCAATAGGACCAACAGGACTAACGGGGGCTACGGGGCTAACAGGCGCTACTGGTGCTACGGGTCCAACGGGCGCTCAAGGCATTCAGGGCATACAAGGTGTTCAGGGACCAATAGGGCTTACGGGCGCAACGGGAGCGACCGGAGCAACGGGGGCTCAGGGTCCGTCGGGCGACAGTTCAACTCATTACCATTACACCACTAAGACCAATACGACGAGCGGCGATCCCACAGCAAATAATCTTGGCTGGAACAATGCAACGCAAACAAGTTCTACCGCTTTACGGATAAATCATTTAGACGCAGACGCGCAAGACAACAGCATTTTTTTGGATTTGATCAATCAAAACGATGTGCTTGTCATTCAAGACAAAAACAATGCCGCAAACTACCAAAAATGGGAAGTATCGGGCACTCCGACATACAACTCAACTTGGGATCAGTTTCCTGTCACGCTTATTGCTTCCGACGGTACAGGCACAACTAATTTTCCAAACAATCATTCGGTTTTGTTTATTATTGTGTCCGTTGGGAATGTTGGACCGCAAGGACCGACGGGTGCGACAGGCGCGACGGGTCCTCAAGGTGCTCAAGGGGTTCAGGGAGCACAAGGCATTCAGGGCGCTACTGGACTAACGGGGGCAACTGGACCAACTGGACCAACTGGGGCAACTGGACCGACGGGTGCGACAGGCGCGACAGGTGTCGGGGTGGTTGCGGGCGGTACTGCCGGACAGGTTTTGTCTAAGATCGATGGAACTAATTACAATACTGAATGGGTGAGTCCGAGAAGCACTTTGGTGCGCACCAATGTTGTCACTAATCCAAGTTTTGAAACAAGAACTACCGACTGGACTGTTACTACCGATGGTGCAATTGGTCGTGTAAACACAACACCTAAAAATGGTTCATGGTGTTTACGGGTTGACCCAAATTTTGTTGGAGAATATGCTTATTACTATAAAACAAGCCTTTTAACTGTTGGCACTACATACACAGCGTCAGCGTGGGTAAGGCGAGAGTCTGGTACTGGAACAATTCAAGTAACTTTTTATGCGGGAACAGCGGCTTTAACTCAATCAATTGTAGCAACCACTTCGTGGCAACAAATAACTGTAAGTAATGTGACAGCAACAGTCAACGGAACTGCACAACTCAGTTTTAATATGGTAGATGGAAATACACATTTTATTGATTCTGTAATAATTGAAACAGCGTCAACCTATTCAGGATTCTTTGACGGCAACACACCCGATGCTGGCGGTGTGGACTATGCGTGGACTGGCACAGCAAACACTTCAAGTTCAACGGCAACACTTCTTAGTGGCGCTGTTCAAGTAAACTCACCGATCACTAATGCTGGCACAAGCCTGTTCCCCAACATTGGTATTGACTTAACGCAAATTCCTTCAGTTGCGGATGTTGCCGCCTCTATTAAAACCTTTGCCGATAATCTTGCCCTTAGTCAAGACACTCCACTGTCAGCGATTGACCTTTTTCCAAAAACCAACATTTCCGCTACTGGCTTCTCTTTAGTAAACAATCAATCACTCGCTTCATTCTTTGTACCAAATCGAACTGTTGTTGTGAACTCATTTCGCATATTCAATGTAAGCGCCGCAACTGGAACTACATTTGCGAGGTTTGGTCTTTACCAAGTTGACCCCAACACTTCAGTCGGTACTTTGGTCGCTAGGTCTGCAAATGATACAACCATCTTTGCCACCACTAACGCTTCTAACCTTCGATACTTTAGCGATGTAGACGGATATCCGCTTAATTACACACTGACTGCGGGTGTAAGGTACGCCGTAGCAATAATGTGGCTAGGCAGTGGAGCGCCTACGGTTCTTGGTTACAATTTCCCCATTACTGCATTAGGAACTACTCAAACTCTTCCTGCTCGCGCTAGAAACTCTGCTGGCGGGGAGTTGGCTACCTCAGCAAGTTGGAATGTTACTCCTACTGGAAAATTCTGGGCAAGAATGGAGTCTGCATGACAACCCGACTAAACTACATTGGCATTGTAGACGAAATGCAAACATGGGAAGTAATCAACGAAATCACAGGTGAGGTTATCGGTTACAACCAAACCGCACCCGACAACGAAACTCAACCAAACTAATCAAACCACTAGGAACATAAAATGGCACAAACAAGTTTTCCCTTTGAGAACGCTGACACAAACGAAGGTCAGTACTCGCAACTGTTCCGTCGCTTGCAGGTGACGGGTGTTTCAGGAGCGCCTTCGACCACGGATCTAAAGGTCACTGGTGACTCGTCGGGCATGAATGTGAAGGTTGCGGCAGGTTACGCGATCGTTCGCGGTCACATGTACAAGTCGGACGCGCAAGTTACTTTGACGATCGGGGCTTCAACTTCTAACCCGCGTATCGATCTTGCTGTTTTGACGCTGGATCCGACGGCTAACACGATTGTTTTGGCTGTTGTGGCTGGTACAGCGGGCACTTCACCCGTACCCCCGACGCTTTCGCAAACCGATGAAGGTGTTTGGCAGTTCCCGTTGGCTCAGGTCCTCGTCCCTGCTTCGGCGACAACGATCGCGGCGGGCAATGTTACGGATGTGCGCGGCTTCATCGGTACACAGTTTGGGCGATGGACGACGGCTACGCGTCCCACAAACCTCACTAACGCACCTTTGATTATTGGTACGGCTGGGTTCAACACGACAAGCGCAAGCCCCGAGTATTGGGATGGCATAGCATGGCAACCCTTTATTCCGCCGATCACTGCGTCTATGATTTCGTCAACGGAGCAGGCAAACATTGTTTCGGGCAAAATCCGCGCTGGCGGAACATCGGGCGGATCTGCTACAACCATGTTTATCCAAAACCCTTCTGGAGGAAACCCAACGGCTAACGCTGTCGGCGATCTTTGGTTCTGGTAGGACTTAGCCCATGGCTGATTATCGCGGAACTTTTAGCGGTCGAACTACTTTCGATCTTTTACTTACTGTTACTGAGTCGAACCTTGACGCTGTAGCAAACACTTCGCGCGCTAACTGGGTTTTGTACATTGATCCAACCGCTTCAACGACTTCTTACCGTCTAAGCAACGATTCTGCATGGTCGGCGTCAATCAACGGTGTTGCTTACTCAGGTAACTTCTCTTACGACTTCCGCACAAACACAACTTCGAGCCGCACACTCGCCGCAGGTTATGTAGATGTTACGCACACTTCAAACGGATCTAAAACAATTAGCGTTTCGGCGGCGGCAGATGGGTTGACTCCGCTTGGTACTGCGAGCGCCTCGGGAACTTTGATATTGACTGACTTTGTTTTGGTTCCCGGCAAGCCTGCCGTGCCAACGGTTACTCGAACTAACACGGGCGCTTCAATCACGGTTACTTCTGCGATCCCTGCGTCGTCGGTTGCGATTACCGCTTACAACTACCGTTACTCAACGGACCAAACTAACTGGACTATTGCAAGCATGGTTTTGGCTACGCGTCAAGCCACTCTTGCAACCGCTGTTACTACTTCGGGTTATTATTTGCAGACGCGCGCTACTTCATCTGAGGGTGACGGTGCATGGTCTGACTCTGCGTTTATTGCTGGCGTGCCTGCGGTCCCTGCTACGATTGCGCTTGAGCGATCGGCTCGCAATGTGACGGTCACTGTTGGCACATCGCCTACTGACGGCGGCGCTCCAATTACGGCTTACACGGTTGAGTATGACAGCGGATCTGGCTACGGCAACGCTCAAACGGTCACTGGTGGATCGTACACATACACCAACTTGGTTGCTGGACTAACTTATACTTTCCGCGCTTACGCAACTAACTCGACGGGAAACTCTGCGGCTAGAGTTTCGTCGGCACTATTCGTGCCCGCTGGAGGTAAGCGTTGGGATGGATCGGCGTGGAACTCAACAACCACGGCTAAAAGGTGGAATGGATCTGCTTGGGTAGATCTGAGCACCGCGAAGCGTTGGGACGGGGCAACATGGGCGGATCTAAGTTGAGTCTAAACGCGCCAGATCAAGAGCCGATCCCTGCATGGGCTATTGAGTTGATCCGCCAAGTTGAGCGGCTGAACGAAAAAATACCTACTCATGTTGAGTGGGTTGAGCGAAACATCAAAGATCACGAGACTCGAATCCGCTCGCTTGAGCAGTGGCGTTGGGTTTTGACTGGTATTGCGATTGCGTCGGGGGGACTTGGCGCTTGGCTCTCAAATCTATTAGGAGGAAAATAATGGCTAACTTTATTCGACCTTGCGCTACGAGCGCGATTAGCGACAACTTTGCGGCGCATAAGCGTCGCGGATCTGGGCTCCCCGGAACAGACTTTAGGTGCGCAGTCGGCGAGCAAGTTTTTGCTTCACGCGACGGTGTAGTTACACGCGCAGGGGCAACACCTGTAGCAAACGGAAACAACATCCGAATTGCTCACCCTGACGGTACAACAACTTATTACTTGCACTTGAGCGCGCTTTATGTTCGCTCGGGGCAACAGGTTGCGCAGAACAATGTGATCGGGCTTTCGGGCAACACTGGACGATCGACTGGACCGCACCTTCACTTCTCAGTGGCAAACGCTCAAGGGATTTTGATTGATCCTGAAACGGTGATCGGTAAGAGCGATCCTGTACCTGCACCGTCGGCGCGCACAATCAAAATTGGTTCGCGCGGGGCGGAGGTCAAGTACTTGCAAAACCGTTTGGGCATTCTTGCTGACGGAATTTTTGGGCTGGGCACTCGACGCGCAGTGATCGCTTTCCAAAAGGCTCGCGGTCTCGCCGCTGACGGTATTGTTGGACCTCGCACTTGGGCGGCTATCGGTTAGACGCCAAGAGCCAACCGTTTGGTTGGTTTCAAAATAACGCCGATCCTTGGCTAGGTGGATCAGTGTTCTCAAAATAGGAAGGAAGCAATGAATAAGGCTATGCTCGCCTCTTACGGTCGTGCGCTTCTCGCGACTGTGTTGACCGCAATTTTTGCGGTTGGCAAACTCCCTCTGGAGTTCAGCGCTACGGACTGGACGCTTGTCGCTAACGCTGTTTGGATCGCGGTGATCCCTGTTGTGATCCGCGCACTCAACCCGAACGATCCTGCGTTTGGTGTTGGGGAAACTAAGTGAACCCATCGGGCGACCTTCAGGATCGGGTCGGCGGTTACGCGGTTCCTGTTGATCCAATGGATATGTTCCAGTGTGATTCCTGCCAGTAACTAAAAAGATCCCCTCCCGAGTTTAAATTCGGGAGGGGATCGCTCTTACTTAGGACTATACCGTATCGGCGTCGCAAACTGGACAGTCGAAACCGTAGTCTCCCATCACCATTCGCTCGTCGCATTTAGCGCAAGTCAGATAACCTGTGACCATTGTAATCCCTCCAATCTTTTCCCTATAACCCCATCTTACCACATTTTGCGACACGCCAAAAAAGCGTTGTCGAGCGGGAGACCCAAAATTGGTAGCCTTGACGGTAACAGAAGTTATGGAGGGACAAAAATGAATAAAATTTGTATCGTGACACGCGTAGGCAATTCGATCGACGAACCCTACCGTTCAGCGTTTTTCAAAATTGCTTTGACTGTTCCCGACGACGGTGGAATGTCCGCCGATCATGCGTCACTGACCTTCCATAAGTCTGGGTTGCCAATTGGACCAAGTTCGATCCGTAACCACCGACGCGGGGTTTGCCCCTGCCATAAGGAGTCACAGAATGTCTGACGATTCATTAGATCACCTGCTCAAGATTGGCACTGACGGTGCGGCTGTCGAAAAGATCCGCGGTCGCAAGCACAAACACCCTGAAGGCTGGACGCCCGGAATCGTTCTTGGACGCAACGGCGGAACTATCGTCACAGATCCTCGATCAACACAGCCCGAGAACTGGAACGACATTCTGAAAGAATTGTTACCTGACGGTTTCAATGTCGACGAGTACGAGATCGACGGCGACACGGTCGAGGTTCGGGCATGGGACTCAAACATCGGCGAAGGCAATATCGAGCGCCTTTACTACTTCAAGGCTCGGTTGCGCCTGCGAGTCGACTTGTCGGATCCGCTCGTCAACATTGAGGACATTATTGCGGCATGTAAGTCTGTGACTCCAACAAAAATCAAAAAGTCAACCGATGGGACCAATCGAACATTTTGGGGACAGATCACTGACCTTCAGGCGGGGCAGGGCGACGGTGACGGTGTCGAAGGAATGACGCGCAGAGCGCTTGATATCGCTTCGCTGTTCCGTGACCGACTAGAGGCACTCAAGTTGTCTGGGACGCCCGCAGGATCCATTTTCATCCCGATTACGGGTGATCTCGTCGAAGGTGTCATTGGCTTTTACGAAATGCAGAACTTTAGCGTCAGCCTTGACCGCCGCCAGCAAGTAAAACTTGTGCGTCGATTGCTTACAGAGATCCTTTTAGAGATCTCTCAGATCGGACTGCCCGTGCATGTCGCTGTCGTTCCGGGAAACCATGGCGAGAACCGCCAGAACGGTAAGGCATACACGACACTAGGCGACAATGACGATGTAGCCGTTGTGGAGCAGATCGCCGAAGCCTTCGACATTGCGGGCTTCAAAAATGTTACCTTCTCATTCCCCGGTGCAGAGCGTTTGTCGCTCACCGTCGAGGTTCAGGGCTGGATCGTGGGACTTACTCACGGTCATGTGGCTCGCGCGACAGGCACGGCTGAAGCAAAGATCCTGTCGTGGTTCAAAAACATGGCGGCTTCGAGAGATCCGATCGGAGACTCCGACATTTTGTTTACAGGGCACTACCACAGCGGTAAGTACTCTCAGTTGATCGGCGATACTGAATGGATCCAAGGCGGCGCTCTTTGTGACGCTTCGGCGTGGTTCTCTCAAACTGGTGGGCTTGTCAACGATCCGCTAATTATGATGGGCACAATCACGCGCGATCAAAAACTAGAGTCGATCACCCCGCACCGTTGGGCAAGGTCACGAGTCGCCACCGAAATTGTTTAGAGAAGGCTTCTGCCTTTTCGACGGGTTCGCCGATCGTTCGCGGTTAGTCCACCCCAAACACCTTCAAGTTCCCAGTCGATCGCGTACTCGGCGCACTGCTCAATGATCGGGCATGCGGCACAGCCTTTTTTGGCGAGCCTGATCTCGTGTGGCTTACCCTTCTCGGGGTAATACGCGTCGGGATAGTTTGTGCAGGGAATGTTGCCCCATCCTGCTTCTTTGCAGGCGTTTTGCAGATCTTTCCAGTCTGCAACTCGGTCGCGTTTTTTCAAAATGCGTGTCCCTGTCTTGTTATATGTCGGCGGTATGTATTAGAGTAATTCTAATACATCAATCGCGAAAAGTGGAGTCCGAGGGGAGATCAACTCAACCCTCGGACTCACGATCGCCAAGAAGGGATTTTGACGACTTATGAATACATTAGCACAAGAATTACCAGCGTCTATCAACAATGCCCGCGCCGTCGGCGTGTTTGAAACGGGCTCACCTGAGTGGCATGCGCAACGCAAAACGGGAATTGGCGGATCCGACATTGGGACCATTGTCGGGCTCAATAAATGGCAGTCCGCTTACACGCTTTGGGCAAAGCGCAACGGACATATTACCGAGGAGCCTTTGTCGAGCGAAGCCGCCGAATGGGGCAACCGACTCGAAGGTGTGATCATTGACAAGTTTGAGGAAGCACACCCCGAGATCACCGTTTTTCGTGACGCTGGATCGTGGCAGTCGTCAATTGACGGTGAGGAATGGCAATTGTCAAACCCTGACGCGCTTTACCTAAACGCAGACGGTGAGTGGGAGATCCTCGAGGTCAAAACCGCCCAGTACGAGGACGATTGGAGCGAGAAGGACGCGCAGATCCCGCCCGCTTACATGGCGCAGATCCAGTGGTACTTGCGGATCTTTTCGCTCAAGCGCGCGACATGCGCTGTTCTTTTTCACGGCAACAAGTACCGAGAGTTTGTAATCGAGGCAGACAGTTTCATGCAGGACTCGTACATTCAAGCGGCGACAGCCTTCTATGAGGATCTAAAGCAGGACACAGCGCCCTCGTTTGACGGATCGACTTCAACCTATGAGACGGTGCGCGCTATGCACCCGTTGATCGACGAGCAAGCCGAGGAGGAACTTGGCGATCTTGGTGTGCACTACTTTGTCGCCAAACAAGATTTTCAAAAGGCTGAGTTTCAATTCAATGAGATGAAGTCTCGAGTAATCGACGCAATGGGTAACGCCAAAAAAGGTTTGATTTATGGCAATTGGGAAATAAGCAGACAAGCACGAGGCGGCGGGACACCGTTCCTCGTAGAAAAGAAAGGCAAGTAACATGACCAAAAACGCTCGCGAGGTGATCCTCGCCGTAATGCAAGAAGTCCAAGCGGTAGCAAAGAACGACAAAAACACTGCGCAAAACTTCAATTTCCGCGGCATTGACGCCGTGATCAACAAAGTCGGTCCAGCGCTTCGATCGGCGGGCGGCTTTATTCTGCCAAAGGTGATCGACAAGTCTGCCGAGGTAGTTCCGTCTAAAAGCGGCGGATCTCTCAATGTCGTTCGGCTCACGGTCAATTTTGAAGTTTACGGATCTGAAGGCGAACCGATCATCGGCACAGTTGTCTCGGAAGCGTTCGATTCCGGCGACAAGGCAACGGCTAAGGCAATGTCCGTCGCGCTAAGAACATTCTTGTTGCAGACGCTTGCACTGCCCACGGACGAAAAGGATCCTGACGCTGACTCTTACGAGATCGGGCATAAGGCAGAACCCGCCGTACCGATCACGCAGGACAGAATCGACGCGCTAAACACAGTAGAGGAGTTGCGCGATCTGTACAACATCGCGATCCGAATGAAGGCTCCAAAACCGATTGTCGAGGCGATACAGGCAAAGGGTGAAACTTTTGCCAAGTAGCGAACAGTTTGACGCGGAGCGTAGGGCGTTAGTTACCGCAATCAATGACCAAACCGATCTGCTCGTGTGCGAGGCGAGAAAAGGTCGGGACGAGCAACCTTATTTTTGGGAGGCGCTTCGGTTGGTCGAGCGTCTAGACAAGTTAGAGAGAGAGCATGGAAAACGAAAACGAAATTGTCACACCGAATGATGTAATTCTTGAGTTGTCTCGGTTGCGCCGCGAGTCTGAGCGCGGGATCGATATTTTGTCGAAGGCTGAGGAAAAGTTGGTGCATTCAGAGTTGCACGCCGAAAAGATTGAGGCTATGACTTTGCTTTCATCGACGGGCACGGTTCAGGAGCGATCCGCACACGCCAAACTTGAGTCCGCTGACGCCCGCCTAGAGGCGATGTTAGCCAAGGTTGAGGTCAACCGTGTCAAAACAAAAATGAAGCACCTTACAGAGTCAATGATGGCTGTTATGCACGCAGGCAAAATGGTCGAGATCCAGTGGAAAACCGCTGGTGTCGGCGAACGGTGACTCCAAAGCAATTTCAAAAATACCTAAACCGCGATAGTGCCTGTTTGCATTGCGGAAAGTCGGAGGCTGTCGCGCCTAACCATCGCGCGAACCGCGGCATGGGCGGCTCAAAATCGCGGGATGTTCCGTCAAACATTATTGTGCTATGTTCGTGGATGAACGGCGCGATTGAGTCGGATCATCGCCAGAGTGCGTTGGCAAAACGCTACGGCTGGAAGTTAGAGTCGTGGCAGGATCCGTTGAAATCTCCTGTTTACGACACGCTGACAAAACAGTGGAAACTGCTTGACAATAATTTTGGCGTTACAGTGATTGAAAATGTAGGGGAAGGGGATCAGGTTGAGTATTGAAGCAATGGCGCTCGTGTTGAATCACTCGCAGGCTCGAGGTGCGGCGAAGGTTGTTTTGTTGGGGATAGCCAATCACATAAACCCAGATAATGACGGCGCTTTTCCGTCGCAGGCGCGCTTGGCTCGCTACGCGAACATTAGCGACCGTGCAGTTCGGTTAGCGGTCGAATCATTGATCCAGTTAGGCGAAGTTCGCGTTGAGGTTGGCGCAGGTTTGTCTCGGACCCAGTACAAGCCAAACCGTTATTGGTTGACTTTGAAGTGCCCCGCAGAATGCGATCGATCCACTAGCCACAACCTTGACAGGGTGGAAGTTTTCGACGACAGGGTGGAAGTTTTTGACAATCAGGGTGGAAGCCTGCTTCCTACTAACCGTAATATAACCGTAAAAGAACCAATACATGTTCAAAATCGAATTGATAACTCAAAAATCGTTGACGGTTTCAACAAGTTCTGGAGTGTGTATCCACGCAAGGCTGGAAAGAACGCCGCTTGGAAGGCTTATCAGATTGCCGTCAAGGACGGCACTGATCCCGACACCGTAAACAACGGCGCGATCCGTTTAGCAGTTGATCCAAACCTGCCTGCAAAACAATTCGTCCCACACCCTGCAACATGGATCAACCGTGCGGGATGGGAGGACGAGCCCTACCCAGAACGAATCAAAACAAAACAAGAATTGATAGACGACGAGATTGCGCGAGTCAAACAGCGCAACGAGAGGGAGCGCGCTCAACGCGCAATCGATCGGGAGCGTGAGATAGCCGAGCAGGAGGCTTTTGTGCCACCGCCACGGTGCGTGCATGATCGAATCATCCCACTATGCCCATCTTGCAAAATCGACACGCCTAACGACGCATGACGGCGCTCGCCGATCCCCGCCCATAGACTTACCAAGCCAACCAAACACAACGGAGGAACAAAATGGCAAAACTAGAAATCAACGGAACGGTCGAGAAGGTTTTTTACGAAGGCAAAGCCGCTTCGGTCACTGAGTCGTACAAGGATCGCGATGGGAAAGATCAGATCAAGCGGTACACGGCATGGTTCAAGGATCCGCACGGGCTCGATGTTGGAGACACAGTTTCAGTTCAAGGGTTGCACTCAGCGCAGATCGACGAATGGACTGACGAAGTTTCGGGCGAGATCCGTCGCGCCGCAAAGGTCGCGCTAAACAATGCGCGGATCCTCAAAGTGACAAAGGGTGTCAATAACGACTGGGTCAAGATTGTTGCACCGCCCGTCACCCGCGAGCCAGATCTTGAGGTCCCGTTCTAATGGCTGACCGTATCGCAGGGTTTGTTGGCTTGTCTATCGCGATCATTATGGCGATTAACTTCTTGGCAATCACGACGCAATGGTTAGCAATTGCAAACGCTGTTTTGGCGCTCCTGTTTGGCTGGGGATCTATCCAGATGATCCGAAAGTCGTTTGGCTAGGGACTCTCTAACTTTTGTGGTGTTGGGCGAGCCCGCACCGCAGGGTTCAAAGCGCCATGTCGGGCGCGGGGTAATGATCGAAGCGTCAACCAAAATCAAACCTTGGCGTGAAGCAATCAAAGCGGCAGTGCACAAAGAGACCGCTAAAGATTGGTCGATGTTTATGGATCCTGTAATTGTGACGGCGATCTTTTATCTACCCCGCCCCCGCACGGTGTCTCGAGATCTGCCATCGGTCGCGCCCGATCTTGATAAGTTGTGCAGGGGACTCGGCGATGGGTTATCGATCGACGCAGGGATCATTGCCGACGATTCGCTAATTGTTCAGTGGAACGCGATCAAGGTTTACGCAGACGACCACATGATCGGCGCATGGGTCAGAATTGACACGATCAAGGACACAAAAAAGTTTGCGGCAGAGGTAGATTTTTCCGTTGGAAAGATGTAAACTGAGCATGTCGGGATAAGGGATCCTGACGGAGGGAGCAAGAAAATGGATGTTCAATCAATGCCCAAGGTGGGCGACTTCATGTATTCATCATGGGGTTACGATCAAACCAACATCGAGTTCTACAAAGTTGTTCGCGTGAGCGACGCTTCGGTTTGGTTGCAAGAGTATGAGTCAAAAATTGTCGAGCAGACGGGTTGGGCTTCGGAGACGGTGATCGCTGGAGACAGTCCCAAAACTTACTGGGGTTGGGAGTGTGACGAGGACGGCAACAGCCACCGATCAGTCAAAAAAACCGCTGGCGTGTTTCGCAAGAAGTGGCACGGCGACGGTTACTTCAATTATGTTGTGAGCATGAACAGTTTTGCCAATGCTTACAAGTGGGACGGCAAAGCCAAGCACGCAACTCACTACGCTTGATCCGAAGGAAAGGGAAAATCATGGCTGTAAAAAAGGCTCCAACAATTGCCGCAATTAAAAAAGATATAAAGTGGATGAAACTGTACATTGGCTACATTATGGACGCCAAAAGCAACGGCGACTATGAGGGGGCGGCTCAATGGGCTAACGAGATCTCCGCAATGTGGGCAACAATCTCAGGTCAATTTGAGGAAGCAGGTGAGCAAGCATGAAGCACGAAAAGGCAACACGCCTGAACCATCCGGGATCTATTCCCGTCTACGATTACCGAGGTATTCGAGTTGTAAATTCTGCCGGAAGCAAGTGGGGTCGCGGCTGGGTCTTTATTGATCCCCAAACATGGACTACGCGCTTTTCGACAACACTGGAGGGCGCAAAGTTTGACATTGACATGATCCGTGAGGAGGTGGCGGCATGAGCGCACAGCGAGCGTACCGCCTGTCCCGCACCTTCGCGGTCGCGGGCATAATCTGTCTGGTGGCTGACCGCAACTTCACATTCAACGCGCTGGACATGGTTACGATCATGTTCGCCGTTGTATCCGTTGCACTGTTGATCAAAGCGAAGGGAAACTAACATGGCACACGCACGACTAACCGACCCGGAAACATCACACGAAGCGGCTGACACCGTTTCCGATGTGACGGTCCTTCAAGGAAACATTCTGCAACTATTCAAGATCGCTCGTAACCGCGGGCGATTTTTGCTTACCGACGACGATACGGTAGAGATCTACGGCGAGGAGCGCGAGCAACGCGGATGGGCTCCAGCAACACCTCAATCGATCCGGTCCCGCAGATCCGAACTTGTCACCAAGGGCTACATTGTTTTCGACGGCAGGTACGGGCTTACGGTCAATGGTCGCCGCACGCGCGGCTGGAAACTTGCGTAAGGTCCGGAGAAAATGACTACAGCGGAAAACGATCTTTGCAACTGCCGGAACTGCGAGCGCTTAGCCGCGATCACGCTCGAACGATATGACACGACATACCTGCAAAAAAAAGATCCTTTTACAACTCCCGATCCGGTAATCGTGACCAAAATAAAACGAGTAAAAGTTGGTCCGACACTCGAACAGATTGAGTCGCTCAAAAAGGTCTATTTTCATGCCGGACGATACGCTGAGGGTGCTAGAGATCGCGCGTCAACCGCCGCTCACTTAGCGCTAGTTGAAAGAGGAGAAGCATGACCGATATTGTCAACCACCCGCCGCACTACACCTCGGATCCGTCCGGCGTAGAGTGTATCCAGATCACACGCCACCGCAACTACAACATTGGTAACGCAATCAAGTACCTTTGGCGTGCAGGGCTCAAGTCAGATCCGAAACAATCTGCCATCGAAAAACAAGTCGAGGATCTACAAAAAGCAGTATTCTATATCCATGACGAGATCCGCAGACTCAACGGGGACAAGGTTGAACCGCCAACGGACAACGACATTGAACTGGACAAAATTAGACTGCCGCGCGATCAATGGGTAACTATTGCAAGGCTGATCGAGGAAGTGCGCGACGAAACGATACGCGGAGTTGAAACACAATTCCGTGACGAACTAGGAAACGAGGACGACCCAGAATGATCCGGCTAAAAGAAACCCAAGAGATTACCGCTTCACAGATTGACAGCGTCGTTGCGGCTCTCAACACAAACAAACTTCGCGAGCCCGAACTTGTACTGAGCGGCATGAAGGCGATTCACTCAGCAATTGCGTCGTTGATTCGCAGTAATAACTCTCTTGCTCAGAAGTAAACGCCGTCACCGTCGCCATGTTCGAGTCCGCAAGTCGTGGGCTTCGATCCATCACGCGATCAGTAATCGATGGCATTACTTTACGCTCCCAGCAATCAAAAAAATGTTTACAAAGTAGTTGCATTTAGTGTCATTTTTGATAGACTGAGCATGTACCAAGGGATGGTGCGATAGGGATCGGAAGGGAAACCGAAATGAACAAAAACATTGAGCAGGTTTGGGCTTCAAAAATTGTGAAGTGCAAAACCTGTGAAAACATGATCGGGGAGTTTGAAGGGTTCCCGGGCGGCGTCTGCGTTGAATGCTGGGCAAAAACCCCAGAGGGTCAGTACATTCCCACCGCGCAGGAATTGGCGGCAATGTTTGGCGGACGGTCAATTAGGTTCTAAACACGGCAAGAAGGGAAACTAACATGGATATTAAAAGTTATGAAGGGGTCATTGCTGTCACGCATGTTGGCAGTGGTTCTAAGGCTCACATCGTTGAGGTAATCGTTGAGGATAGCGAAGTCCGCTTCGGGCGTCAGGTCACAAAGTACACCGCACCTCGGGTTTACTGCGGATCTCAACGCGGCATGTACAACACGGCTTGGGGCGTTGACGAAATTAGCGACCGCTACGAGGTTCAGAGCATGGTAACGAGACAAGACAAAAATTATGCTGGGAAATCTCAGGTGTACAAAATCAACATTGCCGCACGAAACGCAGTGATGGTTGGCGCTTTAGAAAAGGCTCAACAGAAATACGGCGCAGGGTTGTGCATGAAGTGTGAGCGCGACTACCAAAAAGTCGTCGACCGAATCAACAAGGGATAAGGGGAACAACATGAGTTACAAAATCGGACAAAAAGTTAGGGCTCTGCGCGATCTGGCTGGGAAGGGGACTTGTCTGGTCCCCGCTGAAGTTGTGGAGGTCCGCGGCGTCGGATCCTACAAAGTCCAGTTTGAGGACGGCACAGTGATCGGATCGTTTGATGATTACATCATTCCCGAGCGCGAGCAAAACCACGAGCACGAAATCAAGTGGCGCTTGGAAACCTTGACCAAGGCAGTTGCGGCAGGGAAATGGTGGGAGGTCGCTATCCAAGCGGCATGGATCGAGCAATTGGCGGACGCGATGGATGTGCAGGAAATGATGGAGCAAAAGCGCCCGCTGTTTATGAAGGAAGGGAAACCCATGGTGTCTATCAACGCTGAGGGTGTCGTCAAGTCAATAACGAGGGAGGAAATCTAATGGAAAGAACATGGAACTGTGCTAAATGCGGCGTAGAGTTCAAAACGGATACATTCCGTTCAGTATGCCCGCAACACGACAAGCCCATCAATCCAGCATGGGCTCGAGCAATGATCTTGGACGAACAGGATCGTGTTTATGGAGTAAGGGACGAATAATGCCAAACTATGACATTATTCAGGCTTACAGCCCCGAGCAACTTGCGCACCTTGCGGGCTGTGGAGCACCCGACAGCGAACACAGCATAGGCGGGGACTTCCTTGCCGAGATCCGCGACAGGGTCATAGCAATTGTTAAACAGGGCGGGATCCTCGAGGAGGATGTTCTCCTGCTTGTACAACATTCCCAAAGCGTGTTCTTGCACGGTAAGTGGCGGCAATTTGCAGAGTTAGAAGGCTACAAAGAGGATCTCAGCGACTACGAGTTTAAACGCGTAGATCAAGTTGCAGGCATGGCGCTACAACAAATCGGCGAGCGCCTCGCATACGCTTTGACCAACAAACTAGATGTAGAGGTCATGTAATGCAAACAGGGCTGTTGACCGTCAAAGTCACAAAGCAAGGATCCGTGCGAGCCTTTGTCAATTACGGTTGGCGCGGCTACTCAACGACAGTCAAAAACGACGATCTACAACCGCTTGTTCAATGGATGAAAGCGCGCGACATGTGGATCTCAGGTGACTGGGTTTACAGCGGTAACACTGCTACGGTAGAGATCAGCATTGCACGATGAATAATGCAACTCTCACACGATCAAGCACAGCATTATCACCCGATCTGCGAAACCAAGGATTGAGGAAAAACCTTATGTTTGCATTTATGATCATGTCAAAACGCAAGTTTACAAACATCCAAAAAGTTGTCATGTCAATCGGGATTGCCGAAGGACGCCAAGTTTCAATTGACACACTGAACCTGCGGCTTGCCCAAATAGGACCACACTCTGACGACGCCGACGGGTTGCGTTACGCGATCCGACTGCTCGAGAAGGAACGGTGAGCCACCAACCCAAGGATCCTTGCAAAGGTAAAATAGGACAGCGCGCGGAAAACCCAAGTTCAATATCCTAAATCGTTAGACTTTGCACTTTTCCAAACGCATTAGGGCTGGCACAGGTTAGCCCGCACAGTGCATGAGGGCAACCCGGCACTAGCGGAAACAGGGTTCGATTCCCTACCAGTCCACGAGGCTAGACGGCACGCACGCAAACGCACTCCGATCTAGCCTTACCACATCCCGACAAGGAAAAGGAAGCACCTCATGGCAAAGTTTGACGAAACCACAGAAGCACCAGAAGTAGAAGCAGTCGAAACCCCAGCCGCACCTGCACGATCAGGTAAATGCGACTGCCCCAAAGGTTACTGCCAAACCTGCGGCGCAACAAAGTAAATGCCCACATCCCCGCCAACAAAGTGTCGGACACCTGAGTGCCCACACCTTGTATACGGCGGGTACTGCGATCAATGCCGAAACAGTAGTAAGGCAGAATCAAAAGTCACCATAATCGCAGGTGCACCATGTTCAGGCAAAACAACCTATGTACATGAGCACGCAAAAGCAGGGGACCTGATCCTCGACCTAGACGCCATACACGAAGCCCTAGGATCCCCAAACGATCACAACCACCCCAAACAACTACTACCCTTCGCGCTCGCCGCAAGGGACGCAATCATAGAACGCCTAGGCGAACCCCACGATGTACCCAACACATGGCTCATAGTCACAGGGGACACCATACAAAAACGCCACATCGTCCCTAATGCAGAAGTCATAGTGATCTACCCCACAATGCGCGAATGCTTAGAAAGGGCAACACAACGCCCACACTGGACAAACCAAGTGATCGAACAATGGTACGCCAACTATGAACCCCACAGCAAAGATGTTGTCATATGCCCATAAGCCCCATGCAATTCTGCACAGAGCAACACTGCTACAACTTCACACCTTCAGGCAAGTGTCTCGAGCACAAGCGTGCAGTACGCAGGGCAGAAGCAAGCAAACGCACAAGCACGCACAAGCGAGGGTATGACAAGAAGTGGCAGGACTTCAGACTTCAATACCTAAAGCAACATCCTTTATGCGAATGTGACCTATGCATGAGTAAGCCCCAATGGGCTAGACAAACAGCAACAGAAGTCGATCACATAGATGGGCAGGGACCTAAAGGGGTAAGAGGGTATGACCCCACTAACCTGAAAGCAATGTCTAAATCACACCACTCCCGCAAGACATACTACCAAGACGGTAGTTTCGGTAAGCCAAAAA